TACACTTGTAAATAATGTGTGAATGTCTAAGACATTAAACACAACCTGTTGGTTTAGGCAGGCCTCCATATTTTGTAATTGGTTTCATTGGACCGGTCATCCATAATTTAAACAAATCTTTTTTATCTTCATCAATAAATTTTGCAAAGATACGAATTGCAGGTACAGAACCATTTGTTTCGTAATATTCTCGTGCTAACTTAATGTGATAAATTTTATGTTCAGTCAATTCATAACCATCAACTTTGGCCATTTCATGCATTACTTCTTCCGACCAATCGGCCATACTTAACAAATATCCGTCGCCATCTCTTTCTGGTAAATTCATTTTGGTTCATTCCTCCAAGTGTTATGTTCATTCATATATTCAAAAGACCATTTACCAGCGTCCTTGCGTTTAATAATATCTTCTTGTTTAAATGTGTTGCGAGGATTCACAACATTATCTTTATTACCACCAATGTTGTTTAACATTAATTGTGGTCCGTATTTTATTCTTTCAATCATTACTTCCTTTTGTAGTTGAAAGTTATATTATACTTTAGTCTTAACTATCTTGTCAAGCCTAATTTGGTGCCTCCGGCCGGATTCGAACCGGCACGCCGTAAGCGAGGGATTTTAAGTCCCTTGTGTCTACCAATTCCACCACGGAGGCATTAACTACATCTTTGTATCAAAGACAGACATACGGTCACCTGTTGGTACATAACCAGTAGGTACTTCCTCGTGTACAGGTTTAGCCGCATTTTCAGATGCCCACCTAGGTGGATATGTTACAGGTTCATCTTCATCTTTTACAATGTCAACATAACCATCAAATGAATAACCAGACACTTTTAAAAATAATTCAAAAGCGTGGCACATTTCCGAAATTGTTGCGTCTTCATCTACGGTGATTTCTGCCGTATAGTGTGGGCAATCCTCAAATGTATGAGAATAATAATGTTTAATAAAGGTACTACCTTTTTTAGTTTCAGCCATTTTTGTTTCCTTTTAAAAGTTTTGCTCTCTTACTTCTTTTCTTCCAGTCTAAATTGGTAACCATAACACCTTCAGGTATAATTTTAAAACTTAATGTATCACCAACTCGCCAGTCATATTCTTTTGTTAGTTCTTCAGGAAACTGGAGAATTTGGTCGCCAGTTTCTTCATCATGTATAACATCACAACTATAAACTTTATTCGTAGTTGTCTTTGACATTACCTCGTTCCTTTTCAATGTTCATATAAAACTCATCAATGCCATATTGTTTTTGCATTTCCCGTTTTTCAGGTGATGCATATTGATTTAGTTCATAATGTTTACAATGGGTGTCCATCATTTTTTCAGAATGACCAATTAGAAGATTTGCAAAACCATGAAGTGTGGTATGTACATCATCTTGCGTTTGTTTATAGGTGCCATCATATACCATATCAGCATAGTTCTTTATCATTTCTGAAAAACTATGGAGTTCCATAATTTCTTGTTCTACATCAAAGCGAGTTTTTCCAAATAATGCGGCCATACTTTTCTCCTCTTAGAAATTGGCCTGCCCGGAGGGATTCGAACCCCCGACCCACGGCTTAGAAGGCCGTTGCTCTATCCAGCTGAGCTACGGGCAGATAGGGTTACTTTCGTTTTTCAAATGCCTTATAGACACTGAAATCCACGGCACAACGAGCACCGTTTTTAGTAATTGTATTGGGTTTGATTTTAACCTTTCGAATTCGTTTCGAATACTCCTCTACCTGAGGCAGGTATTGAAGTGGCAGATTTTTGAATGAATATACAGAAAGTAAATATTCTGTTGTTAGTTTAAGGGCAAATCGCTTGTCCACTTAAATGTCTCCTGTGATGTATGCTAAAAAGTTTTCTTAAAACCTATTGTGAAGTTTCTACCGTATTGATTGTAGCCGTCTGGCCTTTCGTAATCAACATTAGTTATATTACTTAGCTTGCCGTAGAATGTCAAGCCTCCTTTTTCAAATTCTGTAGATAAATCTACAGTTGTTACACTAGGCATACTAACTGTTCCAAAAGTTTGATAGTCAAGGTCAAGGTGTTCACCAAAATAGTTTACTTGTAGAGATACTACTTTGTAATTTGCTGATAGTGTGTTCATCCATTTTGGCCTTCTTAAAAGTTCATTACCATCGCCGTCTTCAGCAATAGTGAATGTCGTATTGTTTTGTATAGTAACATCTCCTATCTCCTGTGTCAAGCCTAATTCGACACCGTGTCTATCACTTTTTTTCGTATCGTTAATGTAAGTGTTGCCTTCATACTTTAAAAGATTGTCTATTGTTGTTTTGAAAAATGCAAGGTCTACATTTTGATTTCTGTAACCTATTTCATAAGTTTGAGTTTCTTCAGGTACTAGATTTGTGTTGCCTAAGAAACCATAATTATCCACACCATACATTTCATAAACTGTAGGTGCTTTGTAACCTGTTGCATAACTTAATCGTACACCATTTTTCTCAGCACCAACTCTATATGTTACTTGATTGTCAAAAGTATTTGGTGTATCAATTCTTACACCAGTATGTAATTGTACATTATGTTCGGTTGTATTGTCAATGCTAAAAAAGTATCCGTTATTAGTTCTATCTTTATTTACATTTGAAACATAACCTAATATTGCAGTATCAAACTTTACATTAGTAAATTCGTGTTCAGTACCAAAAGTGTATGATGATTTTTTATTGTGTAAAGTATGTTTGCCTAAAATTGTATTTGTTGTATTTTTGTAATTATCTTGTACACCTGATTTATCATACTTTCGTTTATGATTAGCATTGTTAACAGTTATCTCAGTATCTTTATTTGGTTGCCAAGAATAATAATTATTATCAAACTTCCAACTACTAGTATAATCTGTAGTATCAACTCGGCCATCTAAATCAACTTTATTATGTGTTTGCATTTTCTTAAAGTTGTGAGCGCCATTACTAATTTGTAAATGATAGTTTGTATTATTGTAGCCGTCATCTTCATCACCATCAGCAACAGATATTCCGTTACTTGTTTCTTTTTGTAAAGATAAATCTACAATTGTATTGCCATAATATTCACCTAATTTTATTGTAGTTTGTTTTGTGTTGTTACTACCATATGATACATCTATAGAGTTTTCAGTATTAGGTTGTGACACCATATTAATTGTTCCGCCTACAGCATTTGGTCCATAAACACTACTCATAGGTCCTTTTATAACTTCAAGTGAATTAATTCCTAAAAAACTGTGTTGACTTATATCATCTGTACCTAACGGTGTTGAATTGTCTTTAATAGGAATACCATTGTAAGTTATTAATGTGTGATTTGAGTTTGTACCTCTGGTAAATAGAGAAGTCATCTGGCCATCAGGACCAGATTGTAAAAGATTGATTGATGATACTGTATTTAAGTTCTCACTTGGTACTACATCATAAGAATATGTCTTGTGTGTTAAATCGTTAGAGTTTCGAAAGGCGTATATTGTTACTTCTAATTCTGCTTTAACTTTAGTTGTTATGATTACAGACCAGAGTAAAACTAATACAAGAGTCCGTAAACTAAACACCATAATTCTAATCCCACCATATACAATAGATACGCCAGTACAGGTGAGGCCAATGCTAATAATAAAAATTGTTTGTTAATCATAGTGGTATATATATCACATTCCACTACAAATGGCAATGGTCGGAGTGGTAGGATTCGAACCTACGACCCTCTGGTCCCAAACCAGATGCGCTACCAGGCTGCGCTACACTCCGTTATGGTGCCCTTTGACGGAATCGAACCGCCAACCTACTGATTACAAATCAGTTGCTCTACCAATTGAGCTAAAAGGGCTAAAAGAACCAACGATAAATTCCCCAAGCATCAATGAAGATGAAGAATCCATTTTGTATCATCATAGGTTTATCATTTAGTCGCCAGAATAACCAAGTCAAGGAAATATGACCAGCAAGGAAAACGAAAAACCCCCAGCGACTAAATTCTATGTTTGAAGAAAGTAAGGTAGCCGCCGATAAGAAACAGACGGTACCAAACCACTTCAAATATTCTATTTGTTTTAAACTCAAGCGGCTTTCTCCCAACCGACCATAGCACAATTATATTTTGTACCATTGACGATTACATAATCACCAACAGATGTTGAACGGTGACCCCATTCAATGCCATCTTTAACAACAAGAGGTTTTACAACTTCAACATTTTCTGAATAGTCAGAATTGTTAAAAGTTTCTCCTTTAAATTCAAAAGTAGGACCTTTTGACCAAGAGCCTTCAATGTTGTTAGTCTTGCGAAACACAATTTCAAGTGCCTCTTTTACAGGCACATCATCAGCGATAGTTACATTCGCAACATGTGAGGCGCTTTTTTCAAACGCCTTGTGGTATACTTCATAAATCATAATATAGTCCTTTCTCAATTAAGACAGGTACAAAGGACCTGTCCAGTTAATATAAAAATTGCCTTCAAGTACATTGCCTCGAGCTTTGTTCAAAGCAGGCGCTCTCCATCCAGCAGGTTTCAAAATGTCACCAACTTTAAAACCCATTGCTTCAGTTTTTGCAGTAAGTTTTTTGATAACAAAAGCGTGAACAGAATTGTCACGGATAACTTTAATATAGTTCTGTCCAGGTTTTACTGAACATTTGTTTTCAAACTCAGCAAGAGTTTCATCATAATAACTTGAACCTTCAGCACGGCCTTTTTCAGTCCATTTTGCATAGTCAAGTTTTGAACCTTCAATAAGGTTTTGTACGCCTTCATCAAGCGTCTTTGCAGATTTTTCAACTAGAATTGTCATAATGTTTGTCCTTTCTCTAAGTTATGTGTATATTATATCAAATCTGGAACCAATGGCAACAGCTTTTTTCACTTTTTTACGAATTATTTTCACTTATCGCCAGGATTGTACCAATCATCATCATACAAAGGCCGATAAATGCATAAAAAAGCGTTTCGGATAGTGTATTTGCGTATTCCATACATTTTCCATCACAATCTCCGCCTGAACCAGCAGCCATAATGATACCTGTAATGATTAAAATTATTGAAATTGTCATTTTCATAGTGTTTTCCTTTCGTTTTTTTAACTTATACATACATCCTACACTAGATAAATACCCTTGTCAAGCGCTTTTTTACAAAAAAAGCAAAAAAAATCGAAAAAAATGATGAAAAATTGTCGCAGCCTGAAGATTTGTTCTATTTTTGTTCTCTTTTTTCTTGTTTCTTGCTCAGGAACAGTGAAAAATTGCAAAGTTGCACCTGATTTAGAACGAATTGGCAAATCAGCGCTAGAAAATAGAGAAAATTTAACAGAAACCGAGCTTCGAAGTGGTAAAGTTGCTTGTAATTTTTAGATAAATAGAAGAAAGAGGTAAATATGTCAAACTGTAGTAATTGTGGACATGATTGTCATTGCGGTGGCTCTTGTAAACAAGAAGTTGTAACAGAATTCAATGAAAAATATGAAATTGAGTGTTGCAAAAACTGTAGATGTGAAACTGTAAAGAAATCCGAGCAAGAAGCTGGATTTAATGGAGCTTAATATGGCAAAAATGAGAATGTTTAAGTTTTGGAATGAAGCAGGTGATACACAAGAAAAAGAAGAGATTAGTTTAAAGAAGGCTATTAGGTCAGTACAATCACAATTTAAAGACAGTATGATTAGTGTTGAGTATATTAGTAAAAGAGGCAAAGAAATGTGTCATTCAGTATTAATACCAATTGGTAGAAAAGTCAAACAAGCAATGATACAAGAGAAAAGAAGAGAAGCTTTAAAAGCAAAGCAGGCAAGATAATGCCAGCAGTATGTAGAGTAGGCGACAGTTTATCTACAGGACATATTTGTTCTAGTACAACCACCATTGCATCACCAGCTACAGACGGTACGGTAAGTGCAAATGGTATTAATATGATTGTTGTAGGTGCGCCTACAGTATCACACCCATTTCCACCAGCGCCACCTTGTGCTCCACATGTTGCAAATCTAAATGCAGGTTCTTCAACAGTTCGTATTAATGGTATCGCAATAGGTAGAATTGGTGATAGTGCAGATAGTGGAGCTATGACTTCTGGTTCTTCTACTGTTTTTGCCAATTAAGTTCGAAAAAACTTTATAAATATTACCGTTATGGCAATTTATGACGCATCTACAACAAATAAGAGTAATCGAAACAGTCGAAGATATAGGGATATAGACCTTGACTTTGGCCGTAATGCTGTAACTAATGATATTGTAAAAGTTGAAGATGTGAACGCTGTAAAAAGAAGCGTTGTTAATTTAGTACAAACAAATTTTTATGAAAGACCTTTTCATCCAGAATTAGGATGTGGTGTTAGAGAATTACTATTTGAAAACTTTACACCGTTAACAGGTATTTTCATACAAAGAAAAATTGAAGAAGTTTTGATAAACTACGAACCTAGAATATCACTTGAACAAGTTGCAGTAGATGATGACCCCGATGGCAACAGATTAGTTGTTGATGTTTATTTTTATGTTCGTGGTGTACCAGACCCCGTTTCAGTTACAACATTTTTACAAAGGTTAAGATAGATAAATGGCCAATCACAAGTTAAACATATCAGATTTAGATTTTGACCAGATTAAAACAAATCTAAGAACATTCTTACAAAGTCAATCAGAATTCCAAGATTATAACTTTGAAGGTTCTGGTCTTTCTATTATGCTTGATGTGTTAGCATACAACACACACTATCTGGCATTTTTGGCCAATATGTCAACAAACGAAATTTATTTAGATAGTGCAGATATTCGTAACAACATAGTTTCACTTGCAAAGATGATTGGTTATACACCATCATCACCAAGAGCACCAAGAGCAGATGTTGATATTGTAGTTAACAATGCAACAGGTACCTCAATCACAATGAGCAAAGGTACGGTGTTTACAACTACAGTTGACAATACACAATATCAATATGTTAACAATGAAGACATTACAATTGTTCCTGCTAGTGGCGTTTATAGATTTTCAAATGTAACTTTATATGAAGGTACTTTAGTTACTTTTAAATATACAGTTGATAGTAATGACCCCGACCAAAGATTTGTTATACCAAGTAGCAAAGCAGATACATCAACTTTAAAAGTTAGTGTACAAAATTCTGCCGTTGATACTACAAAATCAACATACACTTTTGCTTCAAATTATTCTAATGTTAACTCTACTACAAAATCATTTTTTCTACAAGAAGCTGAAGACGGCAAATTTGAAGTTTACTTTGGTGATGGAGTTACAGGCGCAGCTGTAAATGATGGCAATATTGTAATCTTAGAATACATTGTTACTAACAAAACAGAATCCAATGGTGCAAGTTCATTTACACTTTCAGGTAATGTTGGTGGATTTACAGATGTTACAATTACAACAAACTCAGCATCACAAGGTGGTGCAGATGCAGAAACAAGTGACAGTATTAAATTCAATGCGCCTTTATCTTATGCAGCTCAAAATAGAGCAGTAACAACCTCAGACTATGAGGTGTTTGTTAGAAATTTATATCCAAATGCATTGTCAGTTAGTGCTTGGGGTGGTGAAGATGATGAGGTACCAGTTTATGGTGTTGTAAAAATTTCAATCAATCCACAATCAGGTTCCACTTTAACAACAGCAACCAAAAATGATATTGTTTCTCAATTAAAAAGATTTAATGTTGCTTCAGTAAGACCTGAAATTGTGGATCCAGATATTACAAATGTTATCTTAAATTCAACTGTTAGATATGATGCAAAGGCTACAACTAAAACAGCAGAAACTTTAAAATCAAATGTTATCAGTACGATTACAAATTACAATACCAATACACTACAAAGATTTGATGGTGTGTTTAGATATTCAAAAGTAACTGGTTTAATTGACGGTGTGGATAATAGTGTTGTATCAAATATCACTACAGTTAGAATGAGAAAATCATTTACACCACAATTAAGTACATCAGCAAGATATGATGTTTATTTTAGAAATCCATTTTATCATCCACACGAAGGACACAATGCAGATATGGGCGGTATTTTGACTTCTACAGGTTTTACAGTTTCAGGTAATGCAAATGAAATGTTTTTAGATGATGACGGTAGAGGCAATATTAGAAGATACTATTTAAATGCTGGTGTTAAAACTTATGCAAACACAGAACAAGGCACAATTAATTACACAACAGGACAAATTACAATTAACTCATTAAACATTACAGCAGTTTCTAATATTAGAGGTGCGGCTGCCACAGCAATTGAGTTAACTCTTATACCTAATTCAAACGATATTATACCAGTGAGAAATACAATTATACAAATTGATATTGCAAACTCAACATTTACAGTAGAAAGAGATGGCTTCGTTGGAGGTTCGAATGATGCTGGAGTTGGTTACTCCTCAGTAACGAGTTATTAATGACCAATGGCAAAATTTAATGACAAAATCTCAAACATACTCAATGCACAATTACCAGAATTCGTAGTTGAGCAACACCCTAAGTTTGCCACCTTTCTTAAAACTTATTATCAATTATTAGAATCCGCAGAATTAACAGTAGAACAAGTTGAAACTACTGACGGTATTTTATTAGAAACAGAAACTAACCAGGAAAATTTATTATTACTTGATGCCGGCCGATTAGGTTCTACAAGAACACAATTAGATGCTGGTGATAAAGTTCTTACTGAAGATACAGCATTTGGTAAATTTCAAAATGGCGAAACTATTACAGGTGCAACATCTAAAGCAACCGCTACAATTCTTGCTGAAGATTTAGATAATGTAAGATTGTTTGTTACATCTCAATCAAAATTTATTATAGGTGAAGCAATCAATGGTTCCAGTTCAAATGCAAGAGCAATCATACAAGGATATAAACCTAATCCAGTTCAAAACATTTCTGAATTAATTTCTTATAAAGACCCCGATAAAGTTATATCAAGGTTCTTAACTGAATTTAGAAACGAGTTCTTAGCCACATTACCTGAAGAATTAGCAAATGGTGTTGATAAAAGAAAACTTATCAAAAACATCAAATCACTTTATCAGTTAAAAGGTACTGCTGAAGGTCATAGAATATTTTTTAACTTATTATTTGGTGACGAATCCGAAACAATTTATCCTAGAGAACAATTATTAAGAGTATCAGACGGCCAATGGGGTACAAGAAAGATTATTCGTGGTATTGATGTTATCGGTGATACTTCAAAACTTATTGGTCGAACAATCACAGGTGAAACATCTGGTGCAACAGCAGTTGTAGAAAATATTTTTAGATATACATTTGGTTCAAATAATGTAACAGAATTTATTGTTGATAATACT